AGGTAGATTTTGGTGTTACATATGGATTACGTACATTAGAAGAACAAAAAGAATTGTATGAATCAGGCAGATCACAAACTATGAAAAGTAAACATCTTGATGGTAGGGCAGTAGATCTTGTTGCATATTTTGGTCCTAATGTTTCTTGGGAATTAAATGTTTATGATGATATATGTGATGCAATGGCAGAGGCAGCTAGAAGACATACAACCTCTATTAAGTGGGGTGCAGCTTGGTCTGAAGGAGATATAAGAATGTATCAAGGTACAGCAGAAGATTCTATGAACGCTTATATAGATTTACGTAGATCACAAGGGCGTAGACCATTTATTGATGCCCCACATTTTGAGATGATGTAATGGCTAGAGAATTAACAGAACGTCAACAAAAGTTTCTTGATGTCCTTATGGATGAAGCTGGTGGTAATATTACATTAGCTAAAAAACTTGCAGGGTACTCACCTAGCACAGCTAACCGTGAGATTACCAGTAGTTTAAAAGAAGAAATACTTGACGTGACACACAATTACTTAGCACGTAATGTGCCAAAAGCAGCTATGGCTATGGTTAGTGCTTTAAATGATCCTACTGAATTAGGTATACGTGATAAGATGGCAGCAGCTAAAGAATTATTAGATCGTACAGGTCTTGTAAAAACAGAAAAGATGCAAGTAGAAGCAAAGGGTGGTGTTATGTTAATGCCACCTAAACAAGCACAGGATGATGATGACTAAATCTGTAGGTCAATGGAAACTACCCCAACCAACCGACTTAAAAGAAAATAACGAATGGGTTCCTATACCCCGTATATCAAGAACGATACCATTTGGCTATGAAGTAGATCCTGAAGATAGATTTATTTTATTACCAATTAGTTTAGAACTTGACTTACTTGAAAAAGCAAAAAAATATTTAAAACAATATTCTTATCGTGAAGTAGCTAACTGGCTAACTACAAATACAGGCAGAGAAATATCTCACGTAGGTTTAAAAAAACGGTTGGATAATGAGCGAAGACGTAAAAATAAAGCTGGAAGCCTACGCAAATGGGCAGAATATGCGAAAAAGGCAATCGCCAAAGCGGAGGAAATCGAGCGCACAAGGCTCGGTGCAACAGAAAATACAACCAAAGAAGACGCAGCCTAATATAAAATCTACTATTACATACACCGCACCAATTGAAGAGCAACATAATGTTATCTTTAAACCTAATGCTGGCCCCCAGACAGACTTTTTAGCTGCAGGTGAACGTGAGGTACTATTTGGAGGCTCGGCTGGTGGCGGGAAGTCCTACGCAATGCTTGCTGATCCACTACGTTTTATGGGTCATCCAGCTTTTTCAGGATTACTTTTACGACATACAACAGAGGAATTAAGAGAACTTATTTTTAAATCACAAGAAATGTATCCTAAAATATGGCCCGGAATAAAGTGGTCTGAGCGTAAGATGCAGTGGACTGCACCTTCTGGCGCAAGATTATGGATGTCCTATCTAGATAGAGAAGATGATGTCCTGCGCTATCAAGGTCTAGCGTTTAGCTGGATAGGCTTTGATGAATTAACTCAGTGGCCTACACCCTTTTCGTGGAATTATATGCGAAGTCGTTTAAGATCTACTGCATCTGACCTGCCTGTATATATGAGAGCTACTACCAACCCCGGAGGAAGAGGGCATCATTGGGTTAAAAAGATGTTTATTGATCCTGCTGCATATGGGACAGCTTTTGATGCAACAGATATTGAGACAGGTGAAATATTACGCTATCCTGTTGGACACGCCAAAGCTGGTAAATCTTTATTCAAACGTAGGTTTATACCTGCCCGTCTTTCCGACAATCCTTACTTAGCTGAACAAGGTGATTATGAAGCAATGCTTCTGTCACTACCAGAGCAACAAAGAAGACAATTACTTGATGGTGATTGGGATATTAAAGAAGGTGCAGCCTTTACAGAGTTTGATAGAAAGGTACATGTAATAGAACCTTTTGATATTCCTAATAATTGGGTAAAATTTAGAGCATGTGATTATGGTTATGGAAGTAAATCTGGTGTAGTGTGGTTTGCAGTTTCTCCTACTGAACAATTAATTGTATATCGTGAGTTATATGTAAGTAAAGTTTTAGCTACAGATTTAGCTGATATGGTACTAGAGTTAGAGGCAGGAGATGGTAAAATTAAATATGGTGTTCTTGACTCTAGTTTGTGGCATAAGCGTGGGGATACTGGTCCTAGTCTTGCAGAACAAATGATTATAAGAGGTTGTAGATGGCGACCTTCTGATAGATCAAAAGGATCAAGAGTATCGGGAAAAAATGAAATACATAGAAGACTACAGATAGATGAATTTACAGAAGAACCCAGATTAGTATTTTTTGATAATTGCACTAATATAATATCACAGTTACCTTCTTTGCCTATTGATAAAAGAAATCCAGAGGATATTGATACTACATCAGAGGATCATTTATATGACGCTTTAAGATATGGTATTATGTCAAGGCCACGTTTTAGTATATTTGATTATGATCCTATGGGTAGACCATCGACAAGTATGCACATTGCAGATACAAAGTTTGGATATTAAATGAAAACTTTTTTAATTGTTATTAGCATGTGGGGATTTAATGGAGAAAAATGGACTTATATTGGTAATCAATATGTAATGCAAGAACCATTTACACTTAAACAGTGTGAAAGAATAATAGATTCTAATCTTTGGAAATCTTTTATAAAAAATAAAAATTACAAAATACAACTAGACTGTATACATAAAGACAGTGGAGAAAAATAAATGGAAGAAAATAACGAAAGTTTTATTGAAGATGACTCTGTTGTTTTAGCAGATAGTGACAACTCTGATATAGAAGATGCAGATACATCAAATATTATTCCATTTGTTATGGATAGATATAGACGGGCAGAGGATCACAGACAGCAAGATGAACACCGTTGGTTACGTGCTTATAGAAATTATCGTGGATTATATGGTCCTGATGTACAGTTTACAGAAGCAGAAAAGTCAAGAGTATTTATTAAAGTAACTAAAACAAAAACACTTGCTGCTTACGGACAAATTGTAGATGTATTATTTGCTAGTCAAAAATTTCCTTTAACAGTAGATCCAACAGAACTTCCTGATGGTGTAGTTGCAGATGTAAACTTTGATCCAAAAGAACCAGAACAATTAAAAAGATTAGGTATAAGAGAAGATTTAGATCCTTATGGTTTTGTTGGTGATGGTAGAGAAATGCCTGCTGGCTCTACAGCTAAATCTTTAATGGATAGTCTTGGGCCATTAGAAAATAAGTTAAAAGATATTGAAGGACTACGTGAAGGTGTAGGCAAAACACCTACTGCAATTACATTTAGTCCAGCTATGGTAGCTGCTAAAACAATGCAAAAGAAAATACATGATCAACTAGAAGAGTCTAGTGCGAGTAAACATTTACGTAGCACATCATTTGAAATGGCGTTATTTGGTACAGGTGTAATGAAAGGGCCATTTGCTGTAGATAAAGAATATCCTAATTGGGGAAAGGATGGTGAATATTCTCCTGTTATAAAAACCATACCTCAAGTATCTCATGTATCTGTGTGGAATTTTTACCCTGATCCAGATGCAACTAATATGGATGAGGCACAGTTTGTTATTGAACGACATAAAATGTCACGTACACAACTACGTGCATTAAAACGTAGACCTTTATTTAGACCTAATGTAATTGAAGAGGCTGTTCAATTAGGAGAAAATTATAATAAAGAATATTGGGAAGATGATTTATCAGATTATGTACCTGACTATGGAGTTAATCGTTATGAAGTTTTAGAATATTGGGGCATGTGTGATACAGAAATGTTATTAGAGCAAGGTGTAGATATACCTGATGATTTAACTAATGTAGATGAATTACAAGCAAATATATGGATATGTAATGGTAAATTATTGCGCATGGTTCTTAATCCTTTTAAACCTGCGACTATACCTTATATGGCTGCACCATACGAATTAAATCCTTATTCATTCTTTGGAGTAGGCATTGCAGAAAACATGGATGATACACAGACTCTTATGAATGGGTTTATGCGTATGGCGGTGGACAATGCTGTATTATCTGGTAATCTTCTTATAGAGGTAGATGAAACTAATTTAGTTCCGGGCCAAGACCTATCAGTATATCCGGGCAAAGTATTTAGAAGGCAGGGTGGCGCTCCGGGCCAAGCTATTTTTGGTACTAAATTTCCTAATGTATCAGCAGAAAATTTACAATTATTTGATAAAGCAAGGGTATTAGCAGATGAATCAACTGGCTTCCCATCTTTCGCACATGGTCAAACAGGCGTATCGGGGGTGGGCCGTACTGCTTCTGGTATTAGTATGCTTATGGGCGCTGCTCAAGGTGGTATAAAAAATGTAATTAAAAATGTAGATGACTATTTACTTAGACCATTAGGTGAAGGTTTATTTAGATTTAATATGCAATTTGACTTTGATCCAGCTATTCGTGGTGATTTAGAGGTTAAAGCACGTGGCACAGAAAGTTTAATGGCTAATGAAGTACGTAGTCAAAGACTTATGCAGTTTATGCAAATTGCAGCTAGTCCTGCGCTTGCACCATTTGCTAAATTTCAATATGTTATTCGTGAGATTGCAAAGTCACTTGATCTTGATCCAGATAAAGTAACTAATAATATGGATGAAGCTGCTATACAAGCAGAACTTATGAAAGGTTTTCAACAACCACCAGCAGAACAACCTGTAGCAGGTGCTGATCCAGCAGATCCTACAGGTGCAGGTGGTGGCACGATAGGCACAGGACAAGCACCAGTGCCACAAGAACAAGGATTTAGTGGTAATGCAGGACAAGGAGCACCTCAACAAGCTCAAGGGGCTGGTGAGCAATCACCAGCAGTGGGAACAATTCAGTAAGTATTTAGATACTTTGGTAAATCAACAACATAAATCTATGGAACAATCAGATAATATTGTTGCTATACATAGAGCACAAGGTGCAATATATCAATTGCGTAGATTACAAATGTTAAGAGATGAAGTATTAAAAAATGACTGATAAGGTAGGGACAAAAATAGATAAAAAAACACAAGCAGGAAAAGACGTATATAAAACTCCTAAAGGTGAAATGGTATCTGAAAAATCTACTACTTTTAAATATAAAGATAAATGGATAAATGTTCCTAGTATTCATAAAGGTCATAGGTATGATGATGAAACATTAATGCTTATGTTAGAAGCAGGTATTATTAGTCCTACAAGTGTGCATAAAAATAAAAAAGAGGCAGAACAAGCTGCACGTAAACGCAGTGATAATTTAAATTTTAATCAAGGTGGAACCTTAATGATGGAACAACAATTAGATTTATTTGAACGTGGCGGTCTTGAGGATGAGGGCGGTCAAATTGATGAAGTGTCTGGAAATAAAGTGCCTATAGGGGGAACTAAAAAAGGTGTACGTGACGATATACCTGCCATGATTAGTGAAGGTGAATTTGTTTTTCCTGAAGATGTAACACGATATATAGGTCTTGATAAACTTATGCAATTACGTCAAGAAGCTAAAATGGGTTTAAAACGCATGGAAGCTATGGGTCAAATGGGTAATAACGATGAAGCAACTATGCCAGATGATCTTCCTTTTACTATGACTGATCTTATTATAGTTGATAGTGACGTAGATGAAAAAGTAGAAATGAATAAAGGTGGTGTTATTTATGCACAAGAGGGTACAGTAGCACCTCCGTTTAGTTCTGTAAGAGCGCTTACGCCTGCAATAGAAAGACCAGATAACAAACCAATTAATTTTAGAGGTATCGCAGGTGCTGCATATTATCAAGTAAAACAATATATAAATAAAGAAGGTAATATTATAACTGTAGGTTTTGTGGGTGATGCTCCTGTTTACCCTATTCCTGATGGCTATACTTTATATGATCCTGATCCTGTAGAGGGAGAAGAAGCAGAAGGAGATGAAACAACAAAAGAAGTAAATGATGTATTAAGAATAGTTGATCCTAAAGACCCTAAACGTGATAGAGATATAAAAAATGAATTTACTAGAAAGGGTAGTTGGGAAGGTGTATCATTAGATGATTATATAAAAGAAGCTAAAAAATTTACAAATGGAAATTCCTCTATTGCAACAGGAGTAGGCTTTTCTATATCTGGACCCTTTGGTGGTGTTTTATATGGGGCAATTGCAAATGAAAAACGTAAGATACTAGCTACTATTGATGCTCGTATAAGTAATGCTACAGGTGCACAACTTGAAGAATTAAAAAGAATAAAAGGTATATTAGATGGTACTATAAAACAAGAAGGTAATATAATTTCTAAGATAACCAATTATATTGGTGGATTATTTGCTCCACAAGAAATAAAAGAACAAGCAAATAATGTAGCTACTGGGGTTGAAAATAATCTATCACCTGAAGTAGTTGAACAAACTACAAGTGCACTACCTACAGCTATTCCAATTGATCCTCGTTTAGGAGATTTAAAAAGTCTAATTCCAGCACCAGCAAGTCCTACTCCTTCCGTAGATATATTTACTGATTTTCCACCTGCACCAGCAGTTCAACGATTAGATACTCTACAACCTCCTGTTAATCCTCTAGAAACTTCCTATCCTAGCACTCCTACTCCTTCCGTAGATATATTTACTGATTTTCCACCTGTACCAGTAAATCCTACTACTTTACCTTCACAACCTTTTATTGATGGCCCTATACAAACAGAGGGTCTTACTTCTTCTCAAATTCAAAAAATAGCATTAGATGCTTTAGGTCCAGATGCAAGAGAACGTATTGAAGCAGGTAATATTGCCGCATCAACAGCAGCTTTACAAGAAGCTAATGAAATAGCAAAACAAAATAAATTAAAAAGAGAAAATTTAACACGGACAACAGGTACAGGTACATTACCACCTAGCCCACGTATAGGATTTGAGTCTGGTCAAGATGCTAGATCAATGCTACCACGTTATATGCAAGATGTTGCTAAAGGAACACAAGAAATCTATGCAGGACCAGCTAGACCTGTTACAGTAACTGCACAAACAACAAGTCCAACACAGCCTTTTACTCAACCTATATCTGGTCCTAAAGCAGATGAATTAGCAAGACAACAAACCCCTAGAACAACTACAATTTCACAAGAACCCAAGTTCTCTGACCCCATACAGCCATACGGGTATGATTTTAAAGACTATTATGCTCCACCACCCATTGAACAACGTCCTAAAATATCTCCTTTTTTAGAGCGTCCTGAAATTCCTACACCAGATTTTGCTAGAGGAAAAGGAAGAGGAGGAGGAACACTTACAGGCCCAATTGGTAGCAGCACTCCTATGC